ATCCATTCAGTTAAGAGCAATATTGCTCCGTTAGAATCCTAGCTGTGGGGGATACGAGATTCAACAACACAACTAAGACGCTAACAGACAACACTAGTCAGAAGCTAATTCACTCACGCGGCAATTCTGGCCATTTCAACTTGCTAACTTGCTCGCACTGGCTGACAGACATGGCACCTATTGGAGAAGCTAGCGCAGCTAGGAGACTGCGCACTTCTGGCGTTACCTCTAACACTGACGCCGCTACTACCGTCCGTGCCATCACTACCCTGCCAGTGACCCAGCACGTTACCACTGCCTCACTACTACATACTGCCAGCCACTCTAGTGCGCCCTTGCGAGTCCATGCGAATTGCTCAGTACCAAAGCTATCAGTGATGAGAAACATACCAGGTCCAATCTTGTAAGGGTCAGTAGGAATTACCGACTAGCCTAGAGTATATGTCAGAAACAGGCTTGCAACTACCGTTCGTCGGATGAGAAGCAAAAGAAAGCAAGAAACTCGCAGCTAACTACTAGGTGCAATGGCGAAACTACTAGCTACTACTCCCACTCCCTGCCATCCCATGCCACTACCTATCATTCCACTGCCCCTCTCACCCACACCAGCGCTACCAGGGAGCAGTCGACCTAGCAACTAAGCATCAGCAACTACGCACCTGTACTCACTACTGGTATACGTGCATACACTTGCTCGCCAGCTGCACACATGCATACAAGTAAAAGGCGGGGGTAGGGGCCTTTTTGGAAGGTTTGTCTCTCAGTTTCCTAGGGACATCCTCCCAAAATTTCTAACTTTTTCAGAGTCCTTGCTATCCAAGTTACTACTAACACATCCAAGATTCGTATGTAGCATCTGCTAGGCAGTGATGAGATGATAAGAGCATTAGTAGTTACAGGGGAAGGCGCCATGAGCTCCAGCACTCGCGAGAAAATCATCTCATATCTTGGTCAGGGCATTCAGCAATCAGTAGTTGCTAGCAGCTGCGGAGTCACGCCTGCTTACATCTCTCAGTTGCTAGAAGTGCAAGAAGTACGAGATGAGATCGCACTGCTGCAAGCAGGTCAGTTAGAGAAAGCACTGACTAGTGACGCCAAGATGGACGATGTTGAGAAGCTAGCACTGAGGATAGTTGAACAGAAACTCCCATATGTGAAGAGCGCAGGAGAAGCTGCTGGCATCTTTGCTAAACTTAATGGCGCCAAGCGGAAAGCTGCAACTGGCAAGGATGCAAATGATGCGCTGGCAGCACAGCAAGTTATCATCCAAATTCCTAAATCTGCCAGCTTGCACTTCAAACTCAACAGTACCAACCAGATCATAGAAGTGGAAGGCAGAACCATGGCGCCACTGCCAAGCTCCGCACTCCCAGCACTTCAACGTGCTCGCATGGGAAGTACCGAGCTGGAAGTGACAGACGTAGAAGTCCCCTCAGTACCAAAGAGTGCTGCGCTGTCACCCTCTAAGAGTAGCGCTAATGAGGTAGCAGAGGCATACAAGCAGAAATCTGAGACCTCTGATATCGCTCGTGCTAAGGAGATCATCTCACGACTGCCAGATATTGTAGGTATTCATAACGGAGTACGAGTTGTCCTCTGATCTTGATTCTGAGTTGCTAGAGCCGCAAACGGACAATACTGAGGAAGCTGTATTAGATGTACAGGCTTCTCGGGGTGATCTTATTGATGGCTGTAGAACCAGCTTGGACTTCCTTGCATCTCTAATTCTTACAGAAATCTACGCCTACGGATATCCAGGTGCGCTAAAAGCAATGTGGCAGATGATCTGCTCTGCTGCTAGCAACATCCGTGCTAAGGATAAGTTCGCACTTGGTATTCCTCGCGGCTTCAGTAAGACAATTATTCTCAAGCTGTACGTAGTATGGTTAGTTCTCTTCTCTGATCGCAAGTTCATTCTAGTAGTGTGCAACACTGCTACTCATGCAGAGAACTTCATCTCTGACGTTGCTGACATGCTCAGCAGTCCCAACATCATCAGCATCTTTGGCGACTGGCGAGCTGGCATGGAGAAGGATACTCAGCCACTTAAGAAGTTCGCATTCCGGGGCAAAACTACCATACTAGCAGGACTCGGTGTTGAGGGTTCTGTTCGCGGCTTGAATATTAAGTATGTGCGTCCTGACATTGTTATCATGGATGACATGCAGAATCGCGAGCAAGCGCAGAATGACGAAGTTGCTAATGGCATCTACGACTGGATGATTGGTACTCTCATGAAGGCCTGTCATCCACAGCGCTGCGTGTTCGTCTTTGTTGGCAACATGTATCCCTTCGATGGCAGTATCTTGAAGAAGCTCAAGCATTCTAAGGAGTGGACTTCTTTCATCACGGGTGCCATTCTTGCTGATGGTGAATCTCTCTGGCCAGAGCACCGAAGTATTGAAGATCTCATGTCAGAGCTCGCATTTGATACTGAGCAGGGACGTCCTCACATCTTCTTCTCAGAGGTTATGAATGACGAGAACTCTGGAACTGTCAGCGGGATTGATGTTAGCAAGATTCCCCTGATGCCAGAACACTTAGATAAGTCACAAGCACAAGGCGGCTGCGTTATTATTGATCCCTCACTAGGTAAGAAGAAGAGTGATGACATTGCTATCACTGCCTTTCTTATCTTTGATGGCACTCCCATTGCCTGGGAAGCAGCAGTTGGTAAGTTCTCGCCGCTAGAAACCATCAAGCAAGCTACCTTCCTGGCTGCAAAGTACAACATCCAACTGATCGTCGCAGAATCTGTTGCTTACCAAGCTACGTTAGTTTTCTGGTTCAACTTCCTCTACCAGCAGATTGGGCTTGAAGGTATCACAGTAGGAGAAATCAGCCCAGGTGGAATGCAGAAGAACGCCAGAATTCGCGACATGTTTAAACTGCTGCTGACTGGTAAGCTTCTCCTTAATCCACAGGTTCGTGCGGACGTCATCTATCAAGCTAGTCAGTTCAATCCACTAATTACCAAGAACAAAGACGACTTGCTAGATACCCTTGCATACATCTACATGGTGATGCAGAAATTCCCAGAACTGCTAGCTCTGCATCTGATAGAGCCTTCGGGCCCAGAACTCCCAGATGCTAGCTTCGCTGACCACTTACAACTCGCATTCTAACAGGAATACCATGGCTGCTAATCCTAATACTCCCCTGCCCATCCCTACTGATGCACAGGCGAAAGTAGTCCAGTACCTGAAACTGGCAGTTGATATTACCAACAGTAGTTTCAACATCCGCAACCAGCTTCTCATGCGCGATCGTGCGTACTACCGAGAAGAGGACCAATCTAAAGAGCAGTATCGCTCCACTGCTGCTAACAACTCAGGTGATCCATCCAAGATCCAGAACGTAACAGTTCCGGTTGTGATGCCGCAAGTAGAGTCAGCACTGGCATACCTGTCAGATACATTCCTTTCAGGCTATCCTATTTTTGGAGTTGTTGCACCTCCAGCTGAGCAAGACTCGATGGCTGCAATGGAAGCAGTGATTGGCGAGAATTCTATCCGCAGTGGCTGGCCGCAGCAACTCATGCAAGCTATGCGCGATGGCCTGAAATATGACTTAGGCGCTGTTGAAGTAGTCTGGGAGAAGAAGAAGACATTCAACATCGGCACTCCTGACGTCAAGAGCCTTGGCGTTGGTAAGGTAGCGCCTACTTGGTATGAAGGCAACACCATTAAGCGCCTATCTCCATACAATACCATCTTTGATACCAGGGTCAGTCCTGAAAAGAACCACTTAGAAGGTGAGTTCGCAGGCTATACTGAGCTGCTTTCGCGCACTGAAACCAAGAAGCGCATGGATGACTTGGATGTTCTTAGCACGATGAACTTCCGAGCCGCTTACGAGTCTGCTACTCCCAGCATGGACGGCGCTAACAACGTAGGTGGCGACTTTTACACTCCAGAAGTTAATCCAAATGCACTGCTGCCAGCCAGCAATCGCACTGATTTCTCTTGGACAGCCTGGGTAGGTCTGGATTCTCAGCAGACTGGTAACAATCCCATTGCTTACAAAGACTCTTACGAGTGGACAGTGCTGTACTGCCGCATCATTCCCAAAGAGTTTGGCATCAATGTCAGTGACAAGAGCAGCGTTCAGATCTGGAAGTTCATTATCATCAACAGATCGGTAGTTGTATTTGCTCAGCGCCAGACAAACGCACATAACTACCTGCCTATCATCGCATGCAAGCCTAGTAATGATGGCATGGGCTGGCAATCTAAGAGCTTCGCTGAGAACGTCATCCCAATCCAGCGGATTTCTAGCGCTCTTACCAACTCTGCCTTGGAATCGCAGCGTCGCAAGGTGTATGATCGTATGTTCTACGATCCTACCAAGGTGCGCAAGCAAGATATTGAGAATACCAGCCCTGTTGCTCGCATTCCTGTCAAGTCTGCTCAGTTTGGCAAGGGGATTGCTGACGCAATCTACCAAGTTCCATACCGAGATGATGGCGTTGCTGAGATCATGCAAATGTCCCAGCAGATTACCAGCATGGGTGACATTATCAACGGTCAGAACCGCGTTCAACAGGGCCAGTTTCAGAAGGGCAACAAGACTCGCACGGAGTTTGAAACTGTCATGGGTAATAGTAACAGTCGTCAGAAGATGGCTGCTATTGCTCTGGAATACACCTTCTACGTGCCTATCAAAGAGATCATCAAGAGTAACATCTTGCAGTACCAGCCTCCTGTCAGTCTCATGAACAGCAGCAACGGGCAGACTGTTGAGGTAGATCCTACTAAGCTGCGCACTGCACTCATCAGTTTCAAGATGACTGACGGTCTGCTGCCCAGTGACAAGCTGATTGATCCAGCTACCCTGCAACTGCTTTTGCAAGCAGCGCCTGCCATGCCTCAGATTGCAGTTGAGTATGACTTGATGGGTATCCTGGGCTACCAGCTTTCTATTAATGGCGCGCACTGGATCAAAGATTTCAAGCGCACACCAGAGCAGCAGCAGCAAACTCTGCAAACTATCCGAGCAGCTAGCCAAGCCAGTACTGCCGTAGATCAACCCCCTGCACCACCAACCGGAGCTCCGTAATGACAGATAGCAACTCACAAGATCAGACGACTGCAGACGCAATGCGAGCGGATCTTTTGACACCGCAGCAGCAGCAGAAGTACATGCAAGCGATCCTTGCTATTACTGCCGACATGACGAAATTTACCTTTGTTGGAGATGCTGCTGAGGTCTCAATGCAGATTGCTCAGTACAACTTCAACCGAGGACTCCTGCACGCATTCACGGAACTCATGAATGACCACAGTGCAGCAGTAGGAACTCTGACTGCCCCGCAAGAAACGGGCATTCAAGGGTAAGCAAGTAGAAGTAAGTAAGAGCATCAACCATTAGCAAGGAAATATCATGATTCTGCATCGTAACAAGCATCTCAAACTCAACCTGTTCAGCGGCCTCTTTGGAGCAGGAGGCTCTGGCGGCGGCATTGCTCACAACAGCGGAGGAAGTGCGGCACCTGCACCTGCTCCAGTAGTTGCAGCTCCAGCTGCTGCTCTTGCTGGCACACCAGCTGCTGCCCCTGTTGCTGCTCCTGCTCCTGCTGGTTCGTCACTCGACGCTCTCACCTCTTTCTGGGATACTCCTAAGAATGCAGATGGGACACCAGCCGCACCAGCAGCTGATCCTACGCAACAAGCAGTTTTTACTCTTGATCTGAACACAGTAACGGAATCCTCGCGCAAGCTTGATTTCACTGGCGGCTTAGATCCCGAGCTCGCTACTAAGGCCTTGGCTGGTGATCCCGCAGCTCTCATGAGCATGATGAATCACGTAGCTCAGAACGCAGTAGCTGCTGCTACAGTCAACTCGGGTAACATGGTGAATCGTGGCGTTGCTACTGGCGCGTCTCGTATTAACGGTGCACTCCCATCACAAAT